CAAACATGATCTCGCTCTTGGCTACATAACCAACGCTATAGGCGTTGATGAGAAGGCAGAGAAAGAAGCCTTCTTACTTAGGGATGCGTGGGAAGCGCACCCAGATCACATGATTACAAAAGCCTTAGTTATTGAACGTGCTATATTCTTTGTTCTATTACCTATGTTTAGGTTTAATGGTGATGCTGGTCTTAGAACGGTATCAGCTGATATTTCCAGAGACGAACAAATACACGTGGCCACTAATAGCCTTGTATGTCTCGATATGGGCTTATCTTGGAGTCAATCTCTGGATAAACTTAGGAAAGCCACGATTAACTGGATAATGGAGCCACTAGGCAAGAATACCTATGGCGATAAATATTTAAGCAAAAAATTTTGGCTGGATTCTAGCGATAATCTTATGTATAACGGCAAAGCTCCTGAGCTAGTCGAAACAAAATCAGCTCGGATGCCAGCGTTCTTTGAGCATAGCAATGTCAATCTACCCCAATACTCTTGAGCCGATCCTTGGTCCTACTCTTGAGCAAATCCTTTCTGAGTTAGAGGATATCCATCCACCAATTAACCCAACCCCAGATGAATCAATGGAGAAAATTATGTATCGCTCTGGACAACGGTCAGTTGTTGAGTGGATAAAGAATCGAATGGAGAATGAAGATGTCTAGAAAATATAATCCTGCACGAGATCCAAGTGGTCAAAGTATAGCTTGGTATAACTACGATGAAGGTAGTAAACGTTATTTCGAAAGAAACTCACCTAACTTTAAAGAATTTGAAAAGTATGGTAATCAAACTTTATTAGATGATTCAAGGAATTGGAGAACTAAGTGGAATTACGACGCTGATCAGGGTTATAATATCCGTCACGGAAATAGCATGGCTCATGATGGACGTCTTTTCACAGGTAGGGCTAGAGCTAATCTTATAAACGATGATGGATGGATTACACATGATCAGATTGGACATTCTCATAAAGAGTATGAGATCTTAGATTGGGATGCTTACAATAGAGATAATATATATAGCTCTGCACTTGAGAAGAGACATGGTAAACGGAAGTTTGAAACTGTACAGGATATCTTAGATGCTGAAGAGGTTATGTCTGGTACATGGAAAGCAACACCACCACCTCCTCCAGAACCACCAGCTCCACCAAAGGAAGAGGTCTTTAAGGATGTACTTGGTAATCCAGTTGATCTAAATAGTAGTGGTATAGGACAAAGTTCTAATAAGCAAATAGGTTATGACGACTTTGCTGGTTGGATGAATGATTATTTAGCAGCTCTCCAACCTGTAGCATCTATCCAACCTGTAACTCCACAACCTCAACCTCAGCAAATAGGTTATAACGACTTTGCTAGTTGGATGGGTCAGTATAACGCAGCTAACCCACAACCTGCAGCACCACCTCCTCCTCCACAAATAGGTTATAACGACTTTGCTAGTTGGATGGGTCAGTACAATACTGCCAACCCAGTAGCTAAACCTAGAGATACCTTTGGTGATTTCATGGGTTACATGAAGCAATACAATATGATGAGTGGACCTCAACAACAAGCTCCTGCGTTTGGTTATGGAGTAGGAGGTACATCACTAGGAGGTGTAGCAGCGGCAAATCCATATCAAAGCTTTGCTAACTACATGGAGCAATTCCAAGCACCATCAAATGCCTCACCCGTAACAAGTTCATTATTAAATATATAAATGACAGCAAAAACTAGGTATGACTATTTATCAGGCGAACGTACCCAGTTTCTAGACGAAGCAGAAAAAGCGTCAGAATTAACTCTTCCATATTTAGTCTCAGGTGCAAACGAAACAACGATTGGTATGTCTCGTAGACCTACTCCGTGGCAATCAGTAGGAGCTAAAGGTGCAGTGACATTAGCAGCAAAATTAATGCAAGCTATGCTCCCTGTTCAAACCAGTTTCTTCAAGCTACAAGTAGACGAGAGCCAACTTGGACAAGAGTTTGGACCACAGATTAAATCAGAACTAGACTTATCATTTGCAAAGATTGAACGTACGATCTTAGAGGCTATTGCAGCTTCTAATGATCGTGTGATTGTTCATGAGGCACTACTACATTTAGTTGTAGCAGGGAATGCCTTGATCTTTATGGGTAAGGATGGTCTGAAGTTATTTCCGCTGAACAGATTCGTTGTAGAACGAGATGGTAACGGCAATGTGATTGAAATAGTTACGAAAGAAACAATTGCTAAGAAGTTAATAGAGGATCAATTACCAGCTGACATACTTAATACTTATGACACTGTAGTTGATGAAGATAAAGAGAATAATGACGAGTGCGATATTTATACACACGTCAAACGTGACAACAACAGATACGTCTGGCATCAAGAAGTTCACGGAAAGATACTAGAGAAATCCCACGGGAAAGCCCCTGTTGATGTAACTCCATGGATCGCTCTCAGATTCAACACTGTTGATGGAGAAGATTATGGGAGGGGTCGAGTCGGTCAATTCTTAGGCGACTTGAAATCATTAGAAGCTCTGTCTCAAGCCTTAGTGGAAGGGTCAGCAGCTGCAGCAAAAGTTGTGTTCACAGTATCACCTAGCTCTACGACTAAACCAAGTACCCTTGCTAATGCAGGGAACGGCGCAATCGTGCAAGGTAGACCTGATGACATAGGAGTCGTACAGGTGGGTAAGACCGCTGACTTCAGAACAGCATTTGAAATGATGCAAACTCTTGAGCGCAGACTTAATGAAGCGTTCTTAGTTATGCAAGTCAGACAAAGTGAACGCACAACAGCTGAAGAGGTTCGCCTCACCCAGATGGAGTTGGAACAACAGTTAGGAGGTTTATTCTCATTACTAACAACAGAGTTCTTACTTCCATATCTAAATAGAATACTTAATCAATTTCAAAAAACTGGAAAGATACCTCGCTTACCTAAAGATATGGTCAAGCCTACTATCGTCGCTGGTGTTAATGCACTTGGACGTGGACAAGACCGTGAAAGCTTAGGACAGTTCTTAACTATTGTGTCTCAGACTATGGGACCAGAGGCTGTACAGAAGTTTATTAATCCAGAGGAAGTGATTAAAAGATTAGCAGCTGCATCAGGAATTGATGTACTAAACCTTGTTACCTCAATGGAAGAGATACAACAACAGGAACAAGCTGCACAACAAATGGCTATGCAACAACAACAAGCAGAACAACAGACTGCAATGATGAAGACTCCAATGATGGATCCATCTAAGAACCCTGCATTAGCTGAACAAATGGAACCACCACCTGAACAAGTATGACGACAGAAACACAAACCTATACTTACGATGCAGAGGCAGAAACATTAACCTCAGAAGAAAATCTAAATGCTGACGAAAGAGAATCTCTCGAAGTCGGTGGTGAGATGGAAGCCAAAGAAGAAAGTTTATTGGCTGGTAAGTATAAGAATGCAGAAGATTTAGAGAAAGCTTATTTAGAACTCCAAGGAAAATTGGGCGAAAAATCTGATCAGGTTTCAGAGGAAACAAAAACTGAAGAGGAACCTACAGAGGAAGAACCAAAGGAGAATTCAAATATATTGGAGGAAGTCTGGACTAAATCTCTTGATAACAATTTAGATAAAGAGACTTATGAAAAGTTAGAAAAGATGAGTTCTATCGATGTTGCTAAGTTAGCAATGCAGCAACGTCAAGAGTTATCTAAGAATGAACCTAAAGAGTTTACTGATAAAGATATAGAGCAGATTCATGGATTAGTTGGAGGTCAAGAGAACTACAGCAACATGATGAATTGGGCTAAGCAAAACGTACCTAATCAAGAGATAGATATGTTTGATGCAGTTATGGAGCTAGGTAATACAACTGCTGCTTACTTTGCTGTACAAGCTTTAGCTTTAAAGTATCAAGATCAATCAGGAAGAGACGGCACCTTCATTACAGGTAAAGCACCTAAGTCAACAGCTGATGTATTTAAGAGTCAAGCTGAGATGATTAAAGCTATGGAGGATGACAGATATAACGATGACCCTGCCTACCGTCAGGCAATCATGGAAAAACTAGAACGTTCAAACATTAACTTTTAATTATGGCACCATACGGACCTGGCACATACGGATCAAAGAAAGGTAGACCACCTAAGAAAGGTACAAAGAAAAAGTAGATAGTCATGGCGACCTGAACCTTCATCCTCGCCTATCACCTACTTTGAATTCAATGACTACAAC